CCTCACTCTCGAGGGCCATCGTCATGACATCAGAATCAAAAGGGAGGTAGCTCATAGCTATCGCAGCGGTTTGGTTGGTACCACACGCTGGAGCGTACTGAACGCTAACCTTCTTGAAACGATACTGCTCATAGGCACTCGCGAGCCGGCTCATCATGCCACCACAATAATATGGTGACAGGGGCAAAGCGTTGCAGGCATTGCCAACGGAATCGGAGAGAATGGCTGTGGAGTTGTTGCGCAGGAGACAGGCATTAAGCTTTTGCCTTCCTTGCACAGTAACAAACTCTAAACCGTTCTTATCCTTACCGCGGCTGATGACCCTGCCATACTCCTCCTGGCCGGCAACTAACGTAGTCGCAACGGGCGGAGACGCATACTCGAAGTTGGTGGGTTTGGCGCCTAACACAGCACCCTCCGCACCCCTCTTTCTGGACCGCCGATTCACTTTACTCTGGTTCTTCTTGTTGTTATTTTTGGACTTGGATTTGGATTTTGACTTTTTGGACTTGGTATTCTTGGATCGTGACATACCTGGGCCCGGTGCACCGGGCGGGGTAAAAGGCATGCACGTTTAGAACTCCTCGCGCCTAGTGAAGGCGGTCCACATAAGTTTGGATATGTCGAAGTGGTCATACTCCTGACCCTCCGGCAACACCCAACATCGAGCACGCTCCTCCATGGAGAGCTGCTCGGGAATACTAATCCCAAACGCCGCCTCAAAAGACAATCTAGCCTCATCAGTAATGTCGACCGGTGGATAGTGTCTTAGAGTGTCGTGCATGGCCTTCAACTCGATCCGCGCCCGCCAGTAGCTGCTGGTGGTGAAATCTAAGTCGTCGTACTCGGCCGTATCGCCAGCGCTACGCATCAAAGCAAGAGCCCATTCTTGGATGACGGGTACGCCGCGGTTCAGGACTAGTTCACAAGTTGCAATCGTGTGCAAGCGCCTGCGGAACGCTCGTTGGCCCAAATGCGCCCATTTGGGACCTGACACGGCCAGACTGCAAATCTTGTGAGGGTTGCGCACCATTCGCACTCCCAGTGCGGTCGCAACAGGTGAGGACTGACACCAATTGATCTCCTCCAACTTATAAGCTTCTCCATCGATTCTGAGGTCGACTCCGAAGCGTCGGAAGAACGGGACGATAATGGAGGATGCGGCCTTTACCGTGGCACGCTCCCCGATCGGAACGACATCATCTCCGTTACAAAAGTAAAACCAATCATGACTAGCGAGCTGTAGATGTTTAAAACCTAAATCGATCTCCCACCGCAGCTGGAGCTCGTGTGGCAAAAACCCACCCAAGAACCAACGGAAGATCGTGTGCAACACGTAAAAGGTCAAGTTGTTACCCAACCCCGTGTCCATGTCCCCACTTCTTAACATGGGAGGGCTAGAATATTCCAGCCCGGTCATGGTTTTGCATTTCCCAGGGTACATATATAATTCCATGTACGCATCAATGAGGTGCTTACCAGCATCCTCAATCATGTGCCTATACAATTTAAACTTGGCACATTGCAACTCGTAGCCTTGGCAGGTGTCTGCCCTAGATACGTCAACGAGGAGCGCCACCGGATCAACGAAGTAGGAATAAGCCTTAGCAACGTTAACCCCAGTCTCGATGGAGCTGAGCCCTTTTCCGAAAGGGCTGACCGGGACAGTTGAAAACCCGCGCGCATTCACTTCAGTGCGTGCATTGCCAACAAGTTTCCTCGAAGTGACCCAGTAGAAGTTCTTTTCTAGCGGGCCCATGAACTGACGAAGCACCAGCGCGCCTTCTGAGACGCGAAACTGGATGCCACGGGGGTCTGGGACCTGGCTCGGTCCAGCAAAGTAGCTCTTACGCTTCTGATCAGGTAGGAACGCCTCGATTTTTG